AAAGAATATGTGCGGGGACAGAATCAAAATAGCCCGCGCCGCCCGGAAGGTTTCGCAAGCTGATCTTGCCGCCCGCCTGCAAGTGGCGGGCGTGATTTTGGAGCGGGACAGCATAAGCAGAATTGAAATAGGAACCCGCTTTGTAACGGATTATGAGGTTGTGGAAATTGCGCGGGCGCTGGACGTTTCGATTGAATGGTTATTAGGACAAAAGAAAGACGATTTGAACCCGTAAGCCGAACAGCAGGCCGGGAACGAAGAAAGCAATAACCCCCAGCTTGCCGGAAGGCGGGCCGGGGGTTATTGCTTTTGTGGGAGGGCTTGCAATGCGGCATTTTTCGCACTTGAATTTTAATAACAGGCTGAAAATTGAAAAAATGTTGAAGGAGGGGAAAAAGCAAGCTGAGATTGCCCGCGCCCTGCGGGTGGACCCCTCCACCATTTCACGGGAATTGAAACGCGGAACCTATATGCACTTGAACAGCGATCTGACAACGGAAGAGCGGTACAGCCCGGACATAGCACACCAAAATTATAAACGGCACTTGTCCGAAAAGGGGCCGGAAGTAAAGATTGGACACGATCACGAATACGCGGAGCATATAGAGAAAAAGATTTTGGAAGAGGGGTATTCCCCTGGCGCGGTTCTGGGAGAGATCGAAGAAGAAGGGCTGACCTTCAAAACGAAGGTTTCCAAAACAACGCTTTATAGATACATTGCAAACGGCGTGCTGGGCGTAACGAATAAAGACCTTCTGCGAAAGAAGAAGAAAAAGAAGAAGCAGAACCAGAAGCGCGCCGCCCGCCCGCCGCGCGGCGAAAGCATAGAGAACAGGCCGAAAGAGGTTGAAAGCAGGGAAACGCCGGGACACTGGGAAATGGATTGTGTGGAAGGGCCAAAAGAGGGTTCGCAAAAAACGCTTCTGGTTCTGACTGAGAGAAAAACCCGCTGGGAAATCTTAATTCTGATGGCGCGTAAAACGATGGAATGTGTTGTTGCCGCGCTGGACGATCTGGAACGGCGGTGCGGGGAGGCGTTCGGGCAGATTTTCAAAACGATTACGGTTGATAATGGTTCGGAGTTTTCGGACGCTGAGGGAATGGCCCGGTCTGCGCTGGACCCGGAAGAGGCGCGGGCACAGTTCTTCTTCTGCCATGCGTATTGTAGCTGGGAGCGGGGCAGTAACGAAAATCAAAACACGATGGTTCGGCGGAGGTATCCAAAGGGCTTTGATTTTGCGGACACAACGGAAGAGGAAATAAAGGAACTGGAACGGTGGATAAACAAATATCCGCGCGGGATATTCAACTATAAATCAGCGGCGAAGATGTTTCAACAAGAGTTCGGGGACCTGATTTCCATTCTGCTTTGAGCGGGGGAAACCGCCCGCCGCCCGCTCGAAAAAATAAAATCAAAAAATCTTGCATTTACCTATTGACAAAACATTTGTGAAGTAGTATATTAAATGCAAGAACGGTAACAACCGTTTCTTGCATTTATTTTTTTCACAAAAAAGGCCGGAAAATCAGCCGGGAGGGTTCCAAAATGAAGAAAAAATGGGAAGTGCGCTATTTCGTGACGGCGGTTGCAAGCGTTCCGGTTTACAATGTGTACAGCAAGACGGAAACTTACCGGCAGGCCACAAAGCCCGGCTGGGGAACCGTGGAATGGTACAGCGCGGCGGACGGCTACAAGAACCCTGTTGCCCGTGATCGGAGCGACAAGACCCAGCAACTTTGCTGTGACGAAGATTGTTCCGCTGACCTCTACACGAAGAACGGCGGCTATTTCGGAATCCACGCCTATGAGGAAATCAACGTGAAGGAAATGCCGAAACAGGCGGAGTGCGCGGCGATCATTTTAAGCGATTCCTGCGGCCTGACCTTCTGGGCGGAGGATTTCAGCCAGATTCACATTTTCGTTTCCTATGATGAAAACGGTCTGATCGACACATACCGCGTGGAATATGGAGATTCGCCAGTTTATGACGGGGAAGTTGAAATTTCCTTTGATGATCTGTACCAGCGGGCGGAAGATGACTGGAAGGAAACTTACCGGGCGGAACTCCCCGGAACCGTGGAATATCAGTTTAAGCAGGAAGCGGACAAGCTGGCACAGGAAGCCGGGGAAACTTGGATGAACGCGGAAGAGCGGGAACAGTTTCGGCGGGTATGCCACAAGATCGACGGAATCAAGAGCGCGTGGGACTTCCTTTGCGCAATGTCGTTGCTTGAACACGATTACGACAAAAAGATTATCGGCGCGGCGCGAAAATTCAAAAAATGCTTTAATTTTGCGCAGTATGAAAAGCCGCAGGAAGCGGCCCGGCGTGAAGAACTGATGGAAGATTACAAAAAATATGAGTTTGCGACGGAGGACACCGACACCACAGAACCGGGCGCAGAACAGACCGCGAAACCCGTTGAAGCGGAAGCGGCAAGCGCCACGGGAGCAGACAACACAGCGGCGGAAACCGGGAAGCGGGGCCAGCCGGGGGAGCAGAAAACCGAACAGAAAGCGGGCGGCGGGGCCGGACCCCCGCCGCCCAGCAGGTGAAGAAGGGGGTGAAACCGTGGCGAGAAAATACAGATACATTGATTTTGAGGACAGAAAGCGCATTGCGCGGCTGTGGTCCATTGGAACGCCTGCGCAGGCCATAGCGGAAGAGATCGGGACGGACCCGGCCACAATTTCCCGCGAACTGCGGCGGGGGTATCCGGGGAAGGACGGGAGAAACAAGCGCCCCGCATATAACCCGGTGATTGCTCAGAAGGCCGTTGACGCTGGGATTGCCCGCAGGGGCCGAAAGCGTGGGACGGGGCCGGGGGTGGCCGTATGATCGGCGCGGATTTCTCCCGGACCTGCGAAGGGTGCGAACACGTGGTAACTGAGCCGTGGGCGAAGGGCCAGACAAGTTACAGGTGCTTTGCGGAAGGGCGGTGCAAGGGGTACACGGTAGGGATTGAACGGTTTCTTCCGTATGTCCCCGCATGGTGCCCGAAACTGGAACGAAAGGAGCGGGACGAAGTGAAACCGAAAAAGAAGAGCGCGTTCCCGGACTGGACCGGCCCGGCCTATATGATCGTTTCCAGCGGCGGGAAGGACGGCAAGCGCCCCGTCTGCAAGCCATACCAGAAAACGGAACAGGACCTTCTTTCCCTGCGTGTGACAGTGGAAATTGCCGGGGGTTTCCCCGTCCTGTTCTCCCAGCATATGAGCCGGGAGGCCGTGGAGGCCGAACGGCTGGAAGAGGACCGGCGCGCGGCGTGGACGAACGCCCTTGAATTTGCAAAGCAGTTATGGAAGGACGGGACACATAGGGAATTTGTGGTTGCTTTCAGGCCGGAAAACCCGAACGTTGGGACGGAAGCCGTCTGTATATACCGGCGCTTCCAGCAGGTTTCAGCAGAAAAGGCGGTGTAATGATGGACAAGCCGAAAAGCCTTTACCTTGTGAAAAATTCGAGCGGGCGCACGCTCCACGTATGGGCCGCGTCCAGCACTCAAGCAAAGCGGATTTTCTGCAAGGAATATGGGATTCGTCCAGGTGATTACTGGTGCGGCCTGTCTGACCTAACCGCCCGGAAGCTGACCCCGGCAGAAGTCGAAGCGTGGGAGGCGCAGGCGGAAGCAGACCGCGACACGCTGGTTTTCATCAAGGGAATGTTGGAGATCGGCGCGAAAGCCTACGCAGAAAGGGGGCGGGCTGTGTGAGCGCTTGCCGTGGGTGCGGCTGTCCTATTGACTGGATACGCACGACAGCCGGGCGGAATATGCTCGTGGACCCCGAACCCGTCTTTGTGGTAGAGGGCGGCGGGAATGACCGTTTTGTAACAGATGAAGGCGAAGCGATAACCGGGCGCGTTGCCCGCCCGGAAGAGGAAAGCCCCGCCCTTACCGTGGCGTTTGTTCCGCATTGGAAAAACTGTCCGAACGCGGCGGAGTTTCGGCGGCGGAGGTAAGAAAGATGGAAGAATTAGAAAGAATGTTTGAACTGTTCCCGGAAAAGGAGTATCCGAACATAAATAGCGCATTTAGGAAACTACACGCAAACCTTATGTTTCGTTCGGAGCGGGCTATGGTATCTATTTCGGGCGGCGCGGACAGTGACGTTATGCTGGATATGATTCAAGCGTTGAACCCAGCGAAGAATTACCCGTTCGCAGAAATTCATTTTGTATGGTTCGACACGGGGATTGAATACACAGCCACAAAGCAACACCTAAAGGACCTTGAAGAAAAGTACGGAATAACGATTGAACGGAAAAGAGCAAAAACGCCCGTTCCGCTGGGGTGCAAAACATGGGGGCAACCGTTTATATCAAAGCAGATTAGCCAGTATATAAGCCGCCTGCAAGCGCACAATTTCCAATGGGAAGATGAACCGTTTGACGTTCTCTATCAGCGTTACCCGAACTGCAAAGCGGCCCTGCGCTGGTGGTGCAACGCGTTTGGCGTTGGAAGTATGGTAAACATTGAAAGGTGCCGCCTTCTGAAAGAATTTATGGTTGAAAACCCGCCGCAATTTCCGATTTCAGACGGTTGTTGTAAAGGGGCCAAAAAGGACGTTGCGCACGACTACATGAAAGAACTGAAAGCGACAATAAACATGGTTGGGATACGAAAAGCGGAGGGCGGCGCGCGGGCTACGGCGTACAATAGCTGTTTTTCGGAGCCGTCAAAGAAAGGCGAAGCGGCAAAATTCCGCCCGCTGTTCTATTTCACAGATTAAGACAAGGAATTTTACTGCCAGCGGCGCGGCGTTGTTCATTCTGACCTTTACGAAAAATACGGATTCAAGCGTACCGGGTGCGCCTGTTGTCCGTTTGGAAGCAGGTTTGAACAAGAGTTGCAGGCCGCAGAACAGCTTGATTCGGGGCTTGCGGCGGCGGCAAAAAATATTTTCGGTGCGGCGTATGAGTATACGCGGGCATATCGGGAGTTCAAAGCAAAGCGTGAGGCAGAACGAAAAGCGCAAGGGCAGACAAGTTTGTTTTAAGGAGGGAACGGCCACGAAGAAGGTAAAAGAAAAAGCCCCTGACTTATTCGCAAAGACGCAGACCGCCGAAACGCGGGCGCACGTCGTTTCCGATGATTGCGCGTGGCACGCTGTAATGAAGCTGGCAGAACAACACGGTTTCATTTTGCAGGCCGCAGGGGGTACGGCGTTCTTATCCACGCAGAAAAACCAGATCGAATACAAAGGCGTTCTGGAATACCTGCAAATTCAGCGCATGAACGGCCATTGTCCCCGTGAATTTGGCTTTCCGGGCTGTACGGTGGCCCCGATGGCGGACAAGCCGGAACTGATTTGTTCAAATCCGGCCTGCGAAGTGGTGAAGAAGAAGGAGCGCACGCCGGAAGAAGAGGCGGCGGACCTGTTTATTTGCCTGACAATCGGCCTTTCTGCGGAGCAAATGCGCCGGACGCTTGCGGAGATTGACCGCACGATCACAGAAGCCGAACGGGAGGCATTGGAAGAGTTGGAAGCCCGGAAACGGGACCAAAATATTACATAAAGGAGAAAACAACTATGGAACGCAAACTTGGAGCATTGAAAAATGGCCGCGTATTCAATTACGCGGGGGTGAACTGGGTTAAGCTGGACGATCTGAACGGCGGCGCGCTGGTGCTTTCGGCGGATTCCCTGTTTCGGCGGGCCTTTGACACGGAGGGCAAGAACAACTTTGCCGTGTCCAGCCTGAACCGGGAACTGAACGGCGATTTTCTGGAAGCGCTGTGCCGGGAGGGCGCGAAGAAGGAAGATTTCGTTCCGCTGGTGCTGGACCTGACTTCCGATGATGGAATGAAGGACTACGGCGTAACAAGCGCAATGATCGGCCTTCTGACCTGTGAACAGTTCCGCAAATACCGCGCCTTGATTCCGAACCTGAACGAGGAAGATTGGTGGTGGTTGCTTACGCCTGATTCCTGTTTGCCGCAGTACGGCCATTTGGTGCGCAGCGTCCACTCTGACGGCACGCTGAGCAGCACGGTCGCTTACTACGGCCTCGGGGGCGTGCGTCCGCTTTGTATCCTGAAATATGGAATCTTGGTATCTGTGGAGCCGGAGCCGGGCGAAGAGCGCGCCGCAGAAATGGAAAAGCAGGCGGAAGAAGCCATTGGCAAGATCAAGGCCGTTTTGGACGGGCTTTCCCCGGAAGTCCGCGCGCAGGCCGCAAAAGGGGCGCTGAACGCATTTGCGCGGGTTGCCACGGAAGAAATGTTTCGTTCCATGTTTGGCATTGACCCGGAGAAAATGCGCCCGCGCGCCGCAGGTGAACAGAAAGAGGAATGAACCGTGAACAACTACCAGCAGATCACGAAAAGCATGGAAGCGCTGGGGGCCTTTCTGCGGTCCCTGCCCGTGGTTGAAGGGCCATGGGACACGGAATTTCAGGCGCGCTTCTGCGCCGTGTGTCCCGCTGAGAACTGCGACAGTTGCCCGCATGGAGCGGCCCGCAACAATCCCGTGTGGTGGTTGGGACGTGAAGCGGCGGCAGACGGTACACCCGAACCGCTGGCATTAAACCAGCGCAAAACAATCGGGCTGAACACAAGCAAGTTTGAATTTTTATTGCTGGCCTTGCATGAAGTAACCGCCCCGCTGATCGGAAAAGAAACTTTTCAAATTATAGCGGAAAAGGACACGCAATCCCCGGACATTCGCATTACATACAAGTTTCCTGAGTAGTTTCCCGGATTTGACAGCCTATAAAAATTTGATTTGACAGTAGCGGTAATTCGGATTCGGTAAAGTAGGCTTCAAACAAGCCGGGGCGTGAAATATCCGCCGTGTGAATATCCGTGTTATGCCGTATGAAGTCCCATACATTCTGTTGCAAATCCAGATTCAAACGGCGTGCGTCAATACGGTATCGGAAGTATGGCATAAAACTTCCCCCTTTCCCTTGCATTATATCACAGTTGAAGAGGAAACGGGGAAAGAAAATGCAATTACACAACAGAACATGAAAAACCGCCCTGCGCACGCTTCCGACAGCAGGCGCAGGGCGGCTTCCAAAAGATTTTTGCCGCGTGAAAACAACTATAAAACCTGCAAATATTATAACAAAACGCGCGGCAAAAGTCAAGAGATCAAGCCGCCTTTTCGGCGGCGTGCGGGCTTGTAATGGGTATTATCCTTGCCGCGAAACATAAGCCATTCAGAAGAACCATGCAGGCGTTCCGGGGACCTCCATTCCCCTTGCCATGATCGGGAAGCGCACACGATCAAGAGAACGGGCGCGGGCGGTCCCGCTCCAATGATAAAACCCGTTACGGCCATTCCACGAAGGGAGAACAGGCCGTGAAAAAATCCTTCATGCGTGAAAAGGTGATTCATTGCGGGAAAGATTATTTGTCCCCTGAGATATTCCCCTATACCGGGACACAACAGCAGGCCGTGAAGGGGAAGAGGGGAAAGAAAAAGAAGGTTTCAGAACCGAAACAGAAGAACTTGAACGACAAGCGGGCAAAGCGGTATTTCATCCAGCTTGCCAACGCAAATTTTGGGGAAGGGGACCTTGCCGTTCACCTGACCTACGCCCCGGAATTTTTGCCGGATTCATATGAAGAGGCCATAA